CAGTCCCCACGCTTGCGTTTTTCATCTTAAATCGTATATTTGTATCAGCTTTGTGGGTTTCACATTGCAAATATAGATATTTTATCTTGATATTATCAAGATTTATAAAGATATTTTGTATAAATAATTATTATAATATTGTCAATTTCCATATGTTATTAGATATTAAGAAGTTTGCCTTTGACATGCAGCTTAAACAACAAGATTTAAGCGAAGTTATAGGTGTAGCTCAATCGCAGATATCAGCAATGATGAATGGGAAACGAGAAATAAAAGAGGAGCATATAGAAAGGCTAAAGGTTAAATATGGCGATATAATATCAAGATATATCATTCAAAACCAAACCGGGGAAACCCCAAAAGATAACCCTATTACTAACTCAACAAAAATTCAGGAGATGGATCCACTTACACAGGACTACATCAACACCCTGAAAGAGCAGCTCGCAAAAGTGACTGCAGTAGTGGCGAACCAAACTGCAATCATTGAACGATTAACTCAGAAGGGTGATGGTGAAGTCCTCTCTCGAAGAATGGGTGCAGTCGAAAAAAAGCAAGATGAATTAACGGAAAACCTGTGACGCGTCATCGTGCAGATTGCACCCGAAAGGAGGCGAACACCCTCCTTTCAAAATGGGCAATTTTGCGATGGGCTAAAAAATGTTCTTTTCAGATATATTAATATTTTGTGCATCAGCTCATTATAGCACAAAAAGACGAGGGGGGGGGGATTTTTGGATAGAGAATAACAGATACGGACATTCACCCCCATAACAAAGTAAATAATGCCCCTCTCCGAGTTTTCGGGGGGGGGTAAGTTATATAGGCCAAAAATTTAAACACTATGAAAAAAATTTTACTTGCACTCATTATTCTTTTATTCTCAGGAGTGGCATTTGCCCAAGATAAAGCACCAAAGAAATACGACATAAAAGAAGCGCAGGAAATAGCAGAAATAAACAGGATTCCAGGATTAGTAACAACATCGCATGGACGCCGTGTATATTTTGATCCGAAAATAATGCAGTATGTAAGTGAGGAGCAAATAGTCAAAAAATACGGACAAAAAACGGTAAAAATGCTTGACCAATGGTATGTAAGCAATATTCTTAATAAGCAAAATGACAATTTGTCAAGCCCTTTCCTTGCAAAAAGTTTTGGAAACCGCAATGCATACATATCTAAGTTTGACAATAAAGGAAGATCATTTAAATGGAAATTAACACCTTTGAATACTGTTATCGGGTCGTCAATGATAGGCGCATCCGCTGCAACATATATGCTTACCAGCTCAATAATCGACAATAAGATAGCTAATGAATCTGATGTAGAAAAAATATCGTCTCTTGCCAAGACAAAGCGCACGGTCGGATTTGTATGTGCAGGCACATCCGTAATCGGAATTGTAGTGGTTTTAACGGGGTTGCATAAGGAGTACGCCCAAGGAATAGAAATCGGACATAATTTAACCGTATCAGATTATGGCGCAGGAATCAGCTTGACAAAGAAGTTTTAATCCCTCCCCTACCTTTCAGCCCCGGCCGTATAGCCGGGGCTTTTTTGTACCTTTAGGACAATGAAGGCCGCCAAAGTAAGGTTTCATCATAGGGGAAAGACAAACCTTTAGAACAATCCGCCCAAGAATATTTTTTTCAAAAAATTTCATCATTTTCCATTGTTATTTAAATATCCGTCGAAATCTTTGCATTGTAAGCCTGTGAGGATGCAGGCAACGGCCGAACATCGAAAGTACATTGCTATCGTAGCAGAAGGTCTGTTGGCGCATCCGTCGGCAGACCTTCATTTATGGCAAAGAGTGTAAAAGACACAAAGGCGAACGACACAATCAAGCCCACCCGCAAAGTGGGCCGTCCTTGCGTATATACACCTGAATTGCTTGAAGCTAAACTGGAGGAATACATTGAATGGGCAGAAGATCATCCTTTAGCTATTAACAAGGTGTCGGCAGGGGAAATAATTTCAGTTCCCACAGAAAGGCCGCTTACATTGGTTGGATTTTGCGTATTTGCCGGAATTGTCGAAAACACCTTTAGAGCATACGAGAAACAAGACGAATTTTTGAGTGTCACAACGCGCGCACGCGCGACTTTCGCAAAGTCCCAGATTGAAGGGGCACTTATTGGAGCCTACAATCCAAATATAGTTGCCCGGCTTCAAGACCTCGCCGAAAAACAGGATATAACCACCAACGGCGAGAGCATCAACAAGCCTCGGGAGACGGTACAAGTCATACTTGATCCGGAAGCTGCATCTATCATCCAGTCCATCGGCAAACAAAGCACGAATGAAAATGGAGCTTGATGCACGCACATATCGGGGCAAGGTCTACAAGATCATGCTGTACTTCTTCCGCAAGTACCGCAATAAAGGCGTCGTACTACGCATATTCAACGAGGGGAGTTCCCGTTCGGGGAAGACTTTCGACACCTTCGACTTCCTGTATGACATCTGTGCTGCGGGTGATGGTGCATATAAAATCTATGTCTACCGCTCCACATTGCAAGACTGCAAGGAAAAGGCATTGGGAGACTTCAAGAAGAAACTACAATGCCGCGGGATATATGATCCCGACAGCATGTATAGCGAGAAGATACTCCCCGAATACCACATAGGCGACAGCATCATCCGGTTCCGTGGGCTTGATAAGATGGATGTGAAGGAGGGGCACGACTGCGACATCATATACTTCAACGAAATGTTGGACGACATATCGCCGGCGCAGTTCAATAATATCACGATGCGTTGTACAACCATGATTATTGGCGACTGGAACCCCAAATATACGGAACACTGGGTTTTTGAGCTTGAAGGGCAGCCGGATACCATATTCACCAAAACAACCTACAAGGACAATCCTTTCTGCCCTGACAGCGTACGCAGGACTATCGAAAGTTACGAGCCCACGCCGGAAAATATCGCAGCAGGAACCGCCGACGAATTCAGATGGAAGGTATACGGTCTCGGGGAGCGCGCGGCGCAGGAAGGATTAATATTCCCCAATATAGACTGGATCGACAGTTTCCCGGACGATTTGGAATATACAGCCTATGGCATCGACTTCGGCTTCACAAATGATCCGACGGCTATTATTCATGTCGGAGTGCGAGGGCGTGACTTATATCTGCATGAACGCTTTTATTCGCCCGTAGACGATCCCGAGGTATTGTATAACATCGTGGCCCCAATTCTCGGTAAACACGGATATGCCATAGCAGATAGCGCGGATAAATACGCCAAGAATCCGGAAGGCATGGTGCGTTCCCTTCAACTTCGGGGGTTGAATGTAATCAAGGCCAAGAAATTCCAGGATAGTATAACCATCGGTATATCCTACATGAAAAACTTCCGCATCCACTGCGTCAAGACCAAGAACATGAAAAACGAAGCCAATACCTATGTGTGGGATTCTATAAACGGGCTGGCGATAAATAAACCCGTAGACAAGAATAATCACCTTTGGGATGCAGCCCGATACGTCGTGATGACTGCATTCCGCAATCATATTGCCGCATGAAACTCCTTGGATACGAAATAAAGATGTCTAAATGTTCCGAAAAGACCGGAGACCCACAGCAAAGCCTATACATAGACCTGCGGGACTGGCAAAATCTGCTCGGGACGAAGGATGAGTTTATCGACACCTCCACACCGGACGGGCAGGCGCGCGCATTCGCGTCATGCTCTATTTTAGCTTCTATCATCACGAAGAAAGTATCTGCCATATCGGACGCCCGGTATTGGGCGAAAGACGACAAAGGGGAAGATATTGAAAAGCCGCGTGAGTTCGAGCGGATTAACCACCCCAATCCCTACCAAACCCTTTCGGAATTCGTTTGCATGATCGAGTTCTTTTCTCAGATATTCGGCAAGGCTTACATAGTGAAGGTGCCTTTGGTAGGTATTAAGGGTGATTTCGAATTGTATGTAATACCTAACCTCATGGTTACGGAAAACGAGGCGCCATCCTCCATATCTTCGTTTGCACCCAACTCCGACATCCGTGATTACACCATAAACCTTGGGGGTGGGATAAACCTGACGATCCCCAAAGAGGAGATGTTCGTTGTAAACGACGTAACTTACGCGCTTAACAAGATTGGGGGCGCTACTTCACGGCTTGTCGCCCTCAAGTACCCTGTCAACACTTTCCTGGCCTCCTACCAAGCCGTAAACGAATTGCTTGTCAACCGAGGTATGCTCGGCATTCTCTCCCTCATGTCAGATGATCCGATGGTCGATAATATCGTGCCAGCCACCAAAGAGGACAAGGAAGCGCTCCGTGAGCAATTGGACAAATACGGGATCATGCGCAACAAATGCAAGATCGCCATTACGTCATACAAGGCATCCTTTGTCCCTGTGTCGTCCACTATTTCCGACCTCGGACTTACAGACATTCAGCGCAACTGCAAGAAAGACATCGCTTATACATATCAGGTGCCCAGCATTCTGCTCGACGTAGAAGGTAGCACCTACAGCAATTTCGGAGAGGCCAAGATTGAGTTTTATGTGAATGACATTATTCCTTCGGCACAAAACATCATGCGCGTGCTTAATAAGATATATGGCTTTACGGGATTCGGATTCATGCCGTTCTTCGACCATTTGGAAATGTTCCAGCCTTCGAAGAAAGACCAGGCGGAATGCATGAACAGCGCAGTAAATTACATCGGAGCTGCCATACAATTAGGAATAATGACACCAGAGGAAGGTAGAAGCGAACTATTAAAATATCAAATCTAATATGGAAGACAAGATAAAATCATTCAAGGGAAGCATAGACGACATCAAACGCGATCAGGGCGTTGTTGTCATCGCCATATCAAAGTTCGACCAAGAGGATCACGCAGAAGACATTGTGCGCAAAGGGGCGTTCACCAAATCCTTTGCCGACATGTCCCGGATCAAACACTGCATCGACCACAAACAAGACTTGGATCATGTTGTTGGGACGCCTCGAAAAGCATGGGAAACAGATGAATATGCCCTCGTCGAGAGCAAACTCATACTCGGTAAGGCCGCTGGGCATGATATATTCGAGTACTATAAGCATTGCGCAGACGAGAAACGAGATGTCGAACACTCCTACTGCTACCGGGTTCTCAACAGGAACCATAACGATGCTATTGCGGGAGATGACATCGCAGAGCTGCAGCTCAAGTATGAGTACAGCACCGTGTTCGCCGGATGTAATCCCTTCACCCCAGCTCTTGACGTCAAGGGCTTGCAAAGCGTAGAGGACATCATTGCCTATCAAGAAGAGCTCAACAACATCCTGCGCAAATGCGACCTTTCGGACGCAGGAGGAAACAGGATTGAAGCACTTTGCAACAGCCTCAAAAGCGCCCTAAACATCCTGGGCAACAAATCTTCGGATGACACTGAAATCATCGAAATAGTCAGAAAAACATTGTTTAACTAAACCAATTCACACATGAACGACGACATCAAGAAAGAGCTGAAAGGAATACTCGATGAATACAAGTCGGGGCTTATCGGCAAAGCAGACTTCGAGGCCAAAATGAAGGCTATCGAAGACAAAGTAGACGCTCTCGATCAAACAAAATCCATCGACGAGATCCGGGAGATAATCAAAGAGCAAGGGCGCACCATCAGCCTCATGCAGAAATCCACCGTTTCATCCGAGAATGAAGCGCAGGAGAAGATCAAGGCATTCTTCTCAGGGAAAGAGAACATCGACGCCGTAAAGGGCGGCCGCACGGTAAGTATCGAGATCGAGATGAAGGCCGAGGCAGCAGCCATGACGACCACGACGGCCGCTGTCCCCATTGCGGCATTCAACACCGAAGTCGTGCCGGGCATTGCAGCAGCGGCTACCGAGCCGAATGCGATCCTGCCCCGCTTGCAGAAAGGCACGACAAGTTCCCCGACAATCAAGTGGATCAACCGTAAAGACCCCGACGGCGGCTCGGCATTCATTGCCGAAGGAACTCTCAAGCCCCTTATGAGCTGGGGATACGAGGAGGAGACGTCTACGGCAAAGAAGGTTGCCGTTCGCGCAAAGCTCTCGACGGAAATCCTCGAAGATGCGGATTTCATCCGCGGGGAGGTGAACACCCTGCTGCGTCAAGACTTGATGCAGACCGTGGAAGAGAAGGTTATCGCAGGAACCGGCACCGGGAACGAGATTCTCGGCGTAACAACAAAAGCCCCTGGCTATACCATTACGGAGCTCAACGGGAAAATCTCCATGCCCAACATTGCCGACGTTGTGCGCGCTGGCGTTCTGCAACTTCGCCTGCTGCATTTCTCTCCCGACGTTCTCTTCCTTCATCCGACCGACAAGGCGATCTTCGACGTAACGAAAGATACCGCCGGGCATTACCTGACTGACGAGATGCGCAAGATCATCGGCAACATCTCCGTTGTAGAAACCACCAACATTCCCGCAGGTAAGTTCCTGCTGATGGATTCCTCGCGCTGGAAAGTTCGTCCCTACCGCGCGCTGCGACTGGAATGGGGCCGTGACGGCGACGATTTCAGCCACAACATGGTGACGGTGATCGCCGAAATGCGCCTTCACTCATACCAGAACTCCATCGACGCCGGGTCTGTCATCTACGACGACTTCGCAACCGTACAGGCCGCCCTGGAGAAAACCGCCGAGGCAGCAGCATAGTCATTAACTTAAACGAACAACAACATGGAAGATATGAAGAAGATCGACCTCACCAAGAGGGTAACTATCGTAAGCACAGGCAAGTCTATCTATATGCCCGAGAAAGGCAAAGAGTACAACGTGTCGCCCTTGCATGCCGAAACGCTTGTGAAATCGGGCAAAGCCACGTACAAGACCAAAGTTGCCAACTAACAAGGCGGGGAGGCGCCGGAAAGCGTCTCCCCTTTTTTCTTATGCTTATAGACTATACATACTTCGAACAGGATCCCACATATATTGCGGGAATAGACGTCAAAAGCGGATGCACCCCGACTGGCGCCGCACAGGAGATTGTACGGAATGTCGAGAGTTGCATACGCAGGTATGAGCCTAAATTCCTTCGGATGCTCCTTGGGATATATGTGGCAGAGAATATCGACAAATATCCTGAAATAGCCGCAAAAATAGCAAATACAGACACAAAGCAGTCTCCCATCGCTAAGTATGTCTATTTCTATTACCTGCGAGAACATGTTGCCTTCAATACGATGGCTGGCGAGAAAATCAAAATGACCGACAACAGCCGTGCCGCCTCCCCGTGGTACAGACTTGTGCCCCTATGGAACGAGATGGTCGACGAGTGTCATCAACTGGCAGGCTCGCTATGCGGCGAAACAGACGTAAAGCCGGATTATTCGTCGGATATTTTTGAAAAGATAAACAGGTTCGGATTATGAAAATATCACCCAACGATACCATCAGGAAAGTAATTATAAAGAACGGCACCTTATTCGGTATCGGCAATAAACGAATATACGAATCTATTGTGGCATTACCCAAGCCTGAGTATGTTAAGGAAAAACGTCGCATATTCGGATGGAAGAAGCACGAGGCCCGAAGCGTCGCAGGTATAACGATGGGTGAATTGAACGCCATAGAAAGGATCGAGGCCACCGACGAGTATTTCGTAAAGGTTCTGGCCGTCATGCTGGGTTTAATAAGCCCAAAGGGAAAAGGATCAAAACGCATTGACTGGGAGGGAGCAGGATACGACATTGCCCGAGAAAGGGTGCTTGAACTACAATTCATTCGCGCTTATCGTTATTTCATTGAAATACAAAACGACCTCAAAGGCGTAGCAAAGGCGTGGAAAAAGCTCGAAATGCCCCTGACGCCACAAGAAGCAAACGCACAAGTACAACGCAAGAACCGGGGCATGAGTACAATATGCTTAGGATACTGCCAGCTTGTAGGGGGTGCTATTCAGCCAAGCGATGTATGGCACCTGAGGTGGTCGACCGTATACCTTGCATATGAAGCCGAGAGAGACAAAAACATGGCACAACGCAAACTCGCTCAGATGAACAAGCCCAAACCATCCAAAAGTCGCAGACGATGAGAAAGAGCCTCAGTAAAATATTCGAAGATGCTGCCAAAGAGTGCGGCGTCAACACATGCCTATATGCCAGGATCAAAGAGGCGAATTATCTGCTGGATTACGTCAAAGAGTACCCTGTAATGCTGCGGCTGTTCCAGGAACCGATATACGAAACCAACCTGACAAACAGGCGTCGTCGTAGGACAACGCTTTACTTTCTCGATGCACTCGGGAAGCCAGAGCCGGATACACAGACCGAAGCAGCCCCCATTGCGGATCGCATGGAGCAAATGGCGTTTTCATTCATCGACAAACTACGTCGCAATGGGATAGAGGTGCAGGTTGAAAGCCTGCAAGGAGTGGTTGAAAAACTGGATGCCCTGGCCGCGGGTGTAGAGGCAAAACTCGTCCTTACATACAATGTTTGCTGATGGACATATCGAAGATAGAGAACTTTTTCAACCCTGAAAGGCTGGTTGCCATCTGTAACGAGGAATTAAGCACCCTTAAAGAGCAGGTGACAATAAATCTGCAAACAAAACGCACAAACAGCGGTAAAAATGTGAACTCCATGAATGTCCCGGAAGAGACTACCGGCGCTACGGCAGATAGTATGGCGTCGCAAGTGGAAAGCAATGCCGGAGGGTTCACGGTCTCGTTTGTGGGGCGGCATAACATCAAGAATATAGACGAGGGTAACTCCCCGCAGGATGCGCAAGAAGAATTCGGGAGCTTCGAAAGTTTCTATCAGAACATAAAGCAATGGGCACGCGACAAAGAGGCACGCTATGGATTGGAATTCAAAAGCATCGACGCATATTGGGCGGCCAAGAAGCTGTGGGAGGAAGGCAGCATCTTGTACCGCTCGGGAGGGGGCACCGAGATTATTAAAGACCTGTTGCCGCAAACCGTGGATAACATCGACAAAAGAATTACGGAAGTGATCGACACATCCATATACGAAATGCTCGAAACAACAATAGAACTATGATCCGATATACATTGTCCGGTACAGGAGGCACCGCAGATTTTCCCAATGACATATGCTTCACACGGGAGAAATCCACCTTCGTGCGATTTACAGCCACAGCCATAGATCCGGACTACGGCACAGAAGTGAAGCTGCGAATATCATATGGAGCAACATCAATAGTCCTATCCAGAAATGTCTCGGGAGCAGGAAAATCCGTTGTTTTCCCCTTGACGGCAATATTGGAATCGCTGGCCGCTGACTATTCGGCAACATTCATAAACAATGTGGTGCTCATAGTTGAGTTTGGCGATGGATCAGCCACTCACACGCTCAATACTATTCTTATCGGTACCTGTGAAAAAGAAATAATCCCTATCTCGGCACAGAATGCCGCCGCGGGAGATGTAACCAACTACCCTTCCGCCAGGAAAATCGTGGTATACCCCGGGTTCAACATAACCCAATCCATCTTTATCCCCAAGCTCACGACAGAGCAAATAGAGGTGGAAACAGAGAATGGGGTCATCGTCACCAGTGGCATGTCCTCGAAACCGTTTGCGGAGTTCAATCCATCGACGGTAAGATGGGATGGGGATACGTATGTTGAGATAAGCGTCTATAACCCCAACCTTGCCAACACCTTTCAATTTCCCATCGAGATAGATAGGTGTACCGATGGGATGCTTGTCAAATGGACGGATAAAGGCGGCATCCCTTACATATATCGGTGGAGTATAGAGACGGCGAGGGACGAAATATCTATCCAGGATGCCTATTCACTACTCGATGATAACCTGCAACCGTGTGAGGCCCAAAGTAAGATACTCACAAAGACATACACGCTGCATAGTCGCCTTGTAGATCAGGATATATACGACCTGTGTAAATCCATCCTCGCCGGGCGCGACATAAGCTACTACGACAGCGCAACGGAGCAATGGCGCCGGTGTAGTATAGAGGAGGGAGAAGCCGAAGATAACGGCGCTTATTTTAAAGATTTAGTTGTAGAAATTACCGATAAGACCTATAACGTATGACCTACTACGAACTATACATAAACGACATCCTGTGCGATCTGTCCAGCGACAACTATATATCCTTGGTATATCAAAGCCCGATATTTTCAGGACTGGACATCATACAGTCCAATAGGTCGTACAATATAGATTTGCCCCTGACGCCGAAGAACCGCAAGGCCATAGGCTATGCGGAACGCACCGACATCTATACGGATGCACCCTATGTGAAGCTTCCTGCAAGATTGTACCAGGAGGGTGTCCCGCTGTTCACATCCGGATACGCCGTTATTACGGAGATTTCGGACGTAATAAGCGTAGTGCTTACGTGGGGAAATGTCGACAACTTCCAATCCCTGTTCGATGCAAATTTGCGCGACCTGGCACAAACGCTCTATTCCATGAACATAGGGTCGATACCATGGAATAGCGCATCGGCACTCCTAGAGTATGGATATGACAGGCCGCAGATGGGATTCTTCGGCATTGATTTCGGGCAAGGCATCGCCAACCCCGAATACATGCACCCATCTATCGAAGTGCAAGATGTACTCACGGCTATTGAGCGGTACAATGGCATCACCATCGACGGCAAAGAAAGACTGTATGGAGGACTTACGCATCCTTTATTGCTTCCTTTGGTGTCAAAAAACGGAAATGAGGAAAGTGGAAAAGCGGAAACAACAATATGCAAACTGTCGCAAACAACATTCAATGGGCATACTATCTTAAAAGGCGCTGCACCTACTCAGCATCCCGAATATGTGAGCGGAGAATATTTTGATGTTAAGAATGCCCAAGGCGTCAGTATGGTAATACAAATCTCCGGGTTCCTTCGTTCCTCAAATATTGAAGACATGCGCGGTCTAAAGATATACATTGCATCTTCTGACGATTATAACACCAGCATTGCAAATATAGGTTTTAGTGGAATGCAGGAAAGCGACCGAATATATATATATTGCGACACTAATATTGATATCCCGCAAGACAAGGTTCCGAAGAGTGGGTATATTGTAATTGTAGTAAAACACACAAAGCCTGTCGATTTTAGCGGAGATATATCTTTTTATGCCTACCCTCGCGAAGAAGTGAATTTTCCCTCTATTTTCCCAATTGCTGTAAATCTACCCGATATTTCGCAGGGAGATTTCCTCTCGGCCTTGATGTCTATGGCCGGACTGTTCGCATACCCGGATAAGGACGCCCCGGATACAATCAAACTCATAAGCGTAGACGACATATACGCCATCACAAACAGAGACACAATAGACTGGAGTCGCAAAGTCATCCTTAATGATCGGCATGATGTCAGCCATCCGGAATCTTCCATATTTTCGCTCGATGACCTGGCACAGAAAAACACGCTCGATTATGACAACGACGACGATGTGATCACGGACACCGCCGGGGAAATACGGATCGAGAATGTCAACATCGACAAGGAGAACGAACTCGTGGAGCTTCCATTCTCAGCGTCCGAAAATGCCCCACTTGCATCGGATGCCAATGCGCTGTGTGCCCGCATTCCTATGTATACGACATCCGACGACGGGAAAACAGTAGACTACAACGAACCCTCGGCGCGAATCCTGCAAGCCATCATCGACGATACGAGCACGGGGTTATACTGGTTCGGATATTTCGGAGAAAATATGCGCTTTGGTGGTGAGAACGGGATCGTCGCAAAGAAATACAACGGATACCAAAAAGCCGTGGACAAACTGCGTCTGATAACAGTAAAGGCCAAGTTAACAGCCATAGATCTGCATAACCTTGATTATACAAAGCCCATATACATAGGTCAATTCGGGCAGACATATGGCCTGTATTCGGTAGAAACAGGTGAAAACGGCATATGCGAGTGCCAACTGATCCAGTTGCAGGCTATAAAAGAAGTTGTTATTCCGGACTATTATCTGACCATCAACGGTTCGGCTTCGGACATCAGTCGAGCTGTGGGCAGCAGTAAGACCGTTGTAGTATTCACCTACCAGACGAACGGTACGATTCAGGTTGCATCCCAGTCTGGCATGTTTGAAAACATCGCTTTTGCATCCGGCATCCTTTCCATTGGTGTAAAAAAGAACACCGCGACGGAATTGCGCACGGGGGAATTAGTCGTGTCTGTAAAAGAGGCGCTGGGTATCACAAGAACGATTACAGTCCAGCAAGCTGCCGCAGAGCCCTAGCCTGCTGCGCGCCGCCCGTTGAAACTCCGCCTCACGGTGACGGACGACGAGGGCGCGCCCTGGCCGTCTCGAAGAACGATACGGGCGGCCGGCGCACGGGGACGATCTCGATGCAGTGGGTCAACATAGAAGCGAGCGAGATCACGGCCTACGATGTCGAGGTCTCGCAGGAACCATAAGATTTCATTAACCACTTAACCATATAGAGGCATATGGCACAGCAAGATACGATAGACAAAATTATTAACATCCAGTTCAAGTATTCGGAGCTGGTGCAGGGGTGGGTGGCAGCATCCGATGCTATTGATGATGCAAAAACCAAACTGCAAGAATTCAAAAAAGAGGGGAATGCCACAGGCATTGCCAAACAGACGCAGATTATCAAAGCCTTGCGCACAGAAATGGCCGCATATACCCGAGAAATGCAGGCCAATATCAAAGAGGAAGTTAAGCAAGAAGGAAGCATCGAACAACTCAGAGGCAGCATCGCCAAGCTAACGGCAGCATATAACAAAATGAGCCGCGAGGAGCGCAATGCCGCCAAGGGCACCGATCTCGCCAAAAAGATAGCTGGACTACAAACGGAGCTTAACGAGGCAAATACGGCATTGCTTAACTTCCGGGACAACGTCGGTAACTATGCAAGTGCTGCTAAAGGATTCTCTCCTCTTACCTTTCAAGTGCAACAACTTGCAAGAGAAATGCCGTCGCTTACCGTGTCTTTGCAGCAGTTTTTCTTGGCCGTATCCAACAACGTGCCGATGTTCGTTGATGAACTGAAACGCGCTACTGCAGCAAACAAAGCATTACGCTCCGAAGGAAAGGCGACAATACCTGTATTTAGACAAGTAATTTCGTCTACCGTCTCGTGGCAAACAGCTCTCGTTTTAATCATCACATTGCTTACAGCATATGGCAAGGAGATAGGGTCGTGGGTTAAAAGTCTATTCTCGGCCAAAGAAGCTATCACAGCAACCGAATATGCGCAAAGGCAACTAAATGCAGCCCAATTGGAAGGTAGAAATGCTGCTCAGGCAGAGGTGGTGAACTTACAAATACTCTACAATGCGACCCAGAATACGGCATTAGCCTACAAAGACAGGCTAAATGCCGTAAAAGAGTTGCAGAAACAATATCCTGCCTACTTCGGGAACATGTCACAGGAGAAGATATTGGCCGGAGAACTGAGCGAAACCTACGAAATGCTCGTCCGAAATATCATGGCAAAAGCGCAAGCAGAAGCCGCGCAAAACCAAATCGTGACTAACCTGGAGAAGAAGAATACCATAGAGCAGATCCAGGCGTATCAAAATCTGACCCGCGTAATGGCAGATTATAACAGACTTAAAGCAGAGGGCGCCGACGATAAAATGCTCGAAAGTTATGCCAAAGCGGCATACACGCTGCGTAAGGAGGTCGATTCCGAGTTAAAGAAAATGAACGAAGATTTATATAACGAAGTTCGTGACAATAGCAATAGTTACCAAGAATACATAGACAACCTCGATGCAGCAAACAGCAAGCTTGTTAAAGTCGCTACTGACAACCTTCTGACCTTCCAGAATACTCAGAAAGGGGTGGATGAATCGTCAGAAACATCAATCGAACAATCTGCAAGATGGATTGATGAATTTTACAGTAAAATGGCAAAAAAGCGTACGAAATTACTGGCTGACTGGCGAGTTGCCTTGAGCAGGGAGGTATCTAAGATGGAGGCCGAATTAAATAAAGAATTACAAAAAACGGATAGTGAAATATCCGACAACTTGAGGAAACAACTTGAAGAGCAAGAGCTGGAGTATAGAAATAGAATCAACGAAGCCCGTCTGATCGACAATGATTTAGGTGCAGCGATGGAGATGGTAAACATCTACAAAGAGCAAATTGCACAAATAGAGAAATTGGAAAGTGTTTATCGGGCTGCAGGCAAGACCGACGCAGAAATACAGGCAATACGAATTAAAGCACGTATGGATCTTCAAAAAGCGGAGGAAAATGTAGCAAACATTCAGATAGAAACGACACACAAAAGTTTAAGCCTCGCCGCACAAACAGCAGGAAATCTTGCCAATGTATTCGAACAACTTGGTGGGGAAAGTGAAAAATATGCTGCATTTGCCAAGGCTATGGCTGTCATGCAAGTAGTGTTATCTGAATCTGTAGCTATTGCAAAAGCATGGGAAGGGAATGCAGCTCTTCCATTCCCGGCAAATATAATAGCGACCGCAGCAAGCGTTGCTGCAATTGTCGCAGCGATGGCCAGTGCATTATCCTCTACTAAATCTACGGAAGTTCCTAAATACGCATCCGGCGGTCTTATTACAGGCCCCGGTACTGGCACCTCCGATAGCATTGTTGCCCGGGTATCGAATGGCGAGGCCATTATGACCGCCCAGGCCGTGAATGATTGGGGTGCCGTATTGTCGGCTATGAATGTTTCCAGTGGTGGCAATGCCATCCAGGTATCCAATTTACCCCAACGCGGAGACGGAATGAGGGGCATGGAACAAATGATGGAACGGGTGTTGCTCAACCTCCCGTCTCCTATCGTCCTCGTAAAAGACATTGACAACGGACAGAGACGGGTGAAGGTAGCAGCCAACCTTGCAAAATTGGGTAGAAAAAAATAGTGTGCCCCATTGTTATTTAAATGCACACAGGCATATTTGCATCAGAGCTTATGGTGAGATAAGCAACAGACGACAAAACGAAATGACGCGTACATCCAACATATCTGTCGGCGGCCATAAAGCTCTATTAGTGACTTTTTGTAAAACTAAATAGGCTGAAAAATGGCAGAACAAAACGCATGCGCCGAGAACCTTGGCGCGAACATCCTGAATGACTGTAACGACGATTACGGCAAGGGTGTCGAGAAGATCGTTTACATCATCAAAAAAGAGGACATCGACCGTAAGGCATCGAGGATTGCGGGAAACGTAATCAGCACCCTCGTCCTCAGAACCGGAAAGAAGGCATACACTGCTTCGGCTCCCTCAAACACACCTTTCAGCGGCCTCACATACGAGGATCAGAACGCCACAATCGGAATGTCCTTTAACAAGACCATCCCTATCGTCATGCTGGCGGATTCTCCGACGAACGCCCTCAATGTATCCGCACTCAAGCAGAACAAGTACGTCATCATCTACGAGAACAACAACAAGGGAGCGAATGGCGAGCAGGCATTCGCCGTCATAGGCTGGGAGCAGGGCGCCGTCGGGCAGAACGCAACCCTTGACAAGTACAGTGACGACACGCAGGGAGGCTGGACTGTCGACATGATCGAAGAAGGCGCCAAAACCCCGCAAATATTCTTCTTCTCGACGGACTACGAGACTACGAAGGCGGCACTTGATTCGCTTTTGTCGCCCGCCTCGTGATGAATCCCGAAGTATGGTACAGGGAGAGGTTAAACGCCTCTCTCACCGCTTCGGATAAGCGGACGATAGAATCCCATTACGAGATGGTAACCGGGAAATCGTTCGCTGGCAGTTTTTCCCAAAACTGCCCGAACAAGTACAAAGACGCGATAACGCACATTTTAATCAAGATGAAACAGGACAACACGGATAATGGCGGATATGTCCTCAAACAAGGAGCATTTCGCTACAAAGGTAAGGTCATAACCAATGCGAACATGACCGCAGAAGCGGCAGAATGGTGGATACATCAGAACCTGGACAACAGAGACCAATTTGCGAGTTTGGGCAAGGATTACGACAGCTATGCCACCACGTCGGTAATGATTCCCGCCAAAGAATAATGACGCCAAACACCTGTAACGTGGAGAATGTTACACACATAAATTACCATAGTGATTTCAGGCTTATTATCCGCTTCAACTCGGATAAACTGCCTGATTATCCGTGGCGTATTACATTCAGCACCCCGTCGACACATACAGTCGACAAATACGTAGCGTCATTCGATGGAGAAAATTACATCAATTGCAAGCCCGTCGACACGCTCCCGGGTGCGGCAATAGTGTTTTTCGATCATCACAGGCTCGGGTGCGGAACATTGGGCTACATTCTCGACATGGATATTCCCGATGACGAATTTCCTGACGGGAAAATGGATATTGAAATCCCGGGTGTCGAGACTATAGAATTATGGCCGGGGAAAAGCGATGAAACGGAACTCCCCGCAGAAATTATTGTGGCGCTGTTGCAGATGCTCAAAGGGTTTTCCCCCTCTATCGAAGTCGAGGAGAACAGTGACGACAATTATATCCTGCGGATAACAAACGAAACTGGGTCATACCTCACCCCGAACCTCCGCGCTTCGCTGAATTTGGCACAAAGTACTGGAGACAGCCAGTATATCGCCATGTCACAAGATGCTACAACAAAAGCCCTTGCCGAAAAGGTCGACAAGGAAGAAGGGAAAGGGCTTTCTACGAACGACTACACCGACCAGGAGAAGGAGAAGCTGGCCGGGCTCTCCAACTACGACGACACGGAGATAAGGAAGGAGTTGTCCGACAAGGCATCCAAGCAGGAACTGACGGAGGCTGCGGCGGGCGCACTGGCTGAAGCAAAGTCGTACACGGACACCAAGACAACAGAACTATGGAATAATGTCAGCGATGTGTTTGACGCCACGTCCGAGGAGCTCAACAGCAACATATCCGGCGGGGATGCGCAGACACTGACCGAGGCCAAAAACTATACGGACAAGGCGATCTCTGAAATTCCCACCCCGGACGTCAGCGGGCAGATCGAGCGGCACAACACCTCCCCCACGGCGCATCCCGACATTCGGGAACTGCTCAACACCTGCGTAGGACTGCCGGAGTTCAACGACAAAACCTACGAGCTGACCTTCACGACAAAGGGCGGTGCCAAGTTCATCATCGACCTGCCTATCGAGATGATGGGGCTGCATTACAACGAGGATACCCAATCTATCGAGTTCGTAAATGCCGACGGCTCCATATCCTCCATCCCGGTTTCTGACTTCGTGAAAGTATATGTCGGCTCTATCGGTTCCGAGATACAGGTTACGGTCGAAGGCTCCGAAATCCGCGCCTCCCTGCTCAACAACACCGTATCCTGGGACAAGTTGACACTGGCATTGCAGGAGATGATCCAGGGCAAGGCCGACCGCACGGAGCTTCCCACGAAACTGTCGCAGTTGCAAAACGATCCGAACTTCGTGACATCGGGAACCCTCGAAACCCAGTTGACGCCTATCAAAACCGAGTTGGGCGGCACAGTGCACCTCGGGGAGGAAATAGGAGAGAGCTCTACCCCGCCTCCTATACCGGACACGGGCGATGAAATATCCGAGGTTCTCGCACACTCGGACTGCACGCTCGAAGCGCGCGTGACGCACCTCGAAAGGCTGCTCATGGAAATGCTCTCGGGCAAAGTGCTGATCCCGGGGTTGCAGG